ATTATGTCCTGCATCTAAGGAAGCAGGAGAGCGAGTCCAATGCGCTCAATGCAAGTTATGCGGTGGTAACAGTGTAAAAGGTAAATCGGTTGCTATCGTGGCGCATGGCACGTCCAAACGTAAAGCTAAAGAATTAGTAGAATAGCACATATACTTTTATAGGATGACTCCCTCAACTGGCGGCCTTTCGAGGCCGTCTTTTTTTGTTGCCTACTCAATATCTTATCGAGTGTTATAATATAAGATATCACGTTTGATTATTCTTTTGTGATCACGAAATGATTCGCCTGAGTGCTGCCGATTCGCTCGCTGTGTCAAGTAAAAACCTTTGTCAATACCTAATTTTAATCTTATGTGTTGTAATTGTGCAACATGGTTAACCTTGTGACATTTTTGCAACAGTTTGGAATAAATCTGCCCCGAATCTAAAATAATGCTTGACATTAGGTGGGACCCTCCGTATAATACGCAAAGTGATTCGGTGGGGGTGTAACCACCCATATGTCCAAAATAAAAAATTTGGTAACGATTCGTACCTGTGTGTCAACAAGAAAGATTCGTTAGAAAACAGTGGTTTATAAAAAAAATAAAATTTGTGTGTCTAAAGCAACAAAAAAAGTACATATATATAAGTAGAGAGACATACTTAAGTATAATACTTAAGTTTTAAACTTATAAATATATATACATATAGATTATAAACTTATAAATAATAATTCGTAAGTATAATACTTAAGTATACAGAAAGTTTTCTTTGTTGATCTCATTCAACCAGAACAAACTGTACCAATAGCTCACTTGACAGAGTAAAGTTCTGCCGATGAGTGGGATCAACCAATTAAACTAAGTAAAGAATATGGACAAGAAACCACCACTCCCTTACAGTGAACTTGTTGCTAAGAAGATAAAGGATGGAATCCGTAATGGTGTGTCTGTAAAAGACATCATGGGATCTATTCAGAAATATCAATATGCTCCCAGTTCTACTGCTACGTTGTATAAGATCTATGGAGAGTTGATTGCCGAAACTCGTGCTGATGTTGTTGGACAAGTCGGCTCTGTTATTGTGCAGCAAGCTCTAGATGGTGATTTCAAAGCTGCAGAGTTTTACCTACGTTCTAAAGGTGGTTGGTCACCTACACAGACAATCAATGAAGTTGAGCAATCAGAAGACCCCGATACTGATGAAGGTGCTATCGACACTTTGATGATGTTGTTAGGCAAGAATGATCCCGATGAAAATAACAGCGACTGACCTTAGAGAAATACCCCCTGAGAAACTCAAGGAAGTTTTAGACCAACTAGGCCCAAAGAAAACAGAAGAGCTCCAACACACTTGGGAGTTTTGGGCTAGACCAGAGCAACTAGAACCAAATGGTGATTGGAATATCTGGATTGCTCTTGCAGGTCGAGGTTGGGGAAAGACTAGAGCAGGTGTTGAATGGGTAAGACACCAAGTCAAAAGTGGAAAGAAGCGCATTGCTGCAGTTGCTCCTACTAACTCTGATATTCGTAGGGTTATGGTTGAAGGTGAATCAGGGTTTCTGAATGTTTGTTGGAAGAGCGATAAGACCTATCGTGGCGGTAAATTGGGATACCCAAACTGGTCACCAACAAACAGGACACTCACATGGGAGAACGGAGCGAAAGTCGAGTTCTACTCAGCGGAAGACCCAGAGAGATTACGTGGACCTCAGTTTCACGCAGCATGGGCAGACGAAGTTGCAGCATGGCGTAACCAACAAGATGTATGGGACATGCTACAGTTTACCTTACGACTTGGACGCAAACCAAGAGTGATGGTAACTACCACACCGAAGCCTACTAAATTAATGAGGGCTTTGATAGCTTCACCTCAGAGCCACATTACTCGTGGTTCTACATTCGATAACATAGACAACCTTGCCAAACCTTTCCTTGAAACAATTAAAAAAGAATACGAAGGAACAAGACTTGGTAATCAGGAACTCTATGCAGAGATGTTGGAGGAGGCTGATGGAGCTTTATGGACAACCGAAGTCCTCGACAAATGTACAATCGAACAAAAAGACATTCCCGAACTAAATAGAATTGTTGTTTCAATAGATCCTGCTGTTACGTCTAAGACGGAATCTGATATGACAGGACTTATTGTTGCAGGTATAGATGTAAATGGAATTGGCTATGTTCTTGAAGATGCAACAGATCGGTATAGCCCTGCTGAGTGGGCTGCAAAAGCTATATCACTGTATAAAGCACATAGTGCTGATCGTATTGTTGCAGAACGCAATCAAGGCGGTGATATGGTTCGCAGAACTCTTGAAGCAGAGGATGAAGCAGTTCCTATCAGGCTTGTACACGCCTCTAGAGGAAAAATGGCTAGGGCTGAACCTATATCTGCGCTCTATGAAAGAGGCAAAGTTAAACATGCTAAAGGGTTGGACGAACTGGAAACGCAAATGAGAACTTGGGAGCCATTAGGCTCTATGGGTTCCCCAGATCGACTAGACGCTTGTGTTTGGGCCTTAACTGACCTTATGTTGAATGGCGTTACGAACCCCACACTTCGCCTTTCCTATTCAAATGCTAAAGGTCTTAGCCAGATACACTTAGGATAAACGATGAAGAATTTAAGTGAAGGACTAGGCAAGATTGAACTTGGACAGGCAGGTACGCACACTCGCCAAGGAACAATCCGTGCTGATGAGTTTTTACAAGACCTAAAAGGTAAAAGAGCTATTCGTAAGTTTCGTGAGATGCGAGACAACGATAGCACAATTGGCGCAATCATGTACGCCACAGAGCAGGTTCTTAGAGATGTTGATTTCTATGTTGAACCTGCAAACGACACAGATGAAGCACAGCGTGAAGCTGACTTCGTAAAATCTGTACTAGAAGACATGGAACATTCTGTTGATGATCACATCTCAGAGGCTCTATCGCACTTGACATTTGGTTTCTCATTATTTGAGGTTGTATATAAAAGACGCCTTGGACCAGATAATAGAAGTGCGAAGAAATACAGTAAGCACTCTGATGGAAGAATTGGTGTCCGTAAGTTAGCGTCTAGAGCGCAATGGACAATAGAACGGTTCGAGGTGGATAAGACAACAGGAGATGTCCTAGGTGTCCACCAAGAACAAAACTACGGAATTAAAACTCTTTTCATACCGTCTACAAAAATACTACACTACAAGACAACAAACACGAACAACGACCCATCTGGACGTTCTATCCTGCGTAATGCATACTCTGCTTACCAATATCTTAAAAACCTCCAGAACATCGAAGCGATAGCAGTTGAACGTGAGTTACATGGTGTACCGATTGGTAGAATTGCTGCAGAATACCTAAGTCCTGACGCAACAGCAGATCAAGCCTCTGTTAGATCGCAAATGGAGAAGATTCTACGTGATCTTAAGTTTAATGAGCAGGGTTACGCCTTGTTGCCGTCAGATGTCTATCGTGATGCCGAAGGTAAGCCTACAAATCAGCGTATTGTTGACGTTGAGCTTATTGCTTCCAACGGATCTCGAAATATTGACATAAATCCCATCATAAGTCGCTATCAACACGATATTGCACGTAGTGTTATGGCTGAATTTCTTATGTTGGGGGCAGGAGCCAACGGTTCTTACGCTCTTAGCAAGTCAAAGACAGATTTATTCCTCCGATCTATGGAATCTTACATAAATTCTATCTTTGATGTGCTAAATAAGCAACTTGTTGAGCGTTTATGGCAAATGAACGGCCTAAACTTCGATTTAATGCCTAAAATTTGTGCAGGAGACGTTGCTCCACACGATTTACGTGAACTTGGTAGCTATTTACGCAACCTAAACGGTGCAAACATAGATTTGAGCGACCAAGAAGACATAGTTAACGCTTTGTTGGCTAACGCAGAGCTTCCACCAAAGAAAGTAGCTGAAAATGGCTAGTTTAGCAGATAGAGTGTTTGATAATGGCCTTACAGTACTAGATACTGAGGCAAACCGCATAGATATTACGTCACAAGAGTCTACAACCTACGCTGAAGCGACTAGCGCCCATACTTTAGGTAATTCTACGTCACTTTCCATTGCTAGCCCTACTGATCGTAGCGGTGGAGGAAGGGAAGTTGTTGTTGCTGCTATCTCAGACGGCTCTGTAAGCGGCACAGGCACTGCAACGCATTATGCGATAGTTGACACCTCAAACTCTCGTTTGCTTGCCACAGGCTCTCTCAGCGCCTCTCAGAGCGTAACATCGGGTAATACATTCTCTCTAGCTTCATTCACAATCGGTATTCCTGATCCTGCATAAGGTGGCTTATGGTCAAACTCGTTAACAGGGCCAAGATGTCCACTAGCACAACTGGGACAGGTACTATAACTCTAGGTTCTGCTGAGACAGGATACCAAAGTTTCGCTGATGCAGGTGTGACAGATGGTGATGTTCTTTCTTACGTCATAGAGGACGGAGACAACTTTGAGATTGGCAGGGGTATCTATACTGCCAGTGGGACAACACTGACCAGAGGAGCACTAGAATCCAATAATAGTGGATCAGCTATAACTCTCTCAGGCGATGCAAAAGTTTTTGTATCTGCCACTGTTAATGAAGTTTACTCGTACACTACAACTACAATAAATGTAGATCAGACTCTAGATGCTAGTGTAGAATATGAAACAGGTAGTGGAACTACTATAGATTCTGCAGCTACCCTGACGATACCAGTTAATGCACAGTTAGTAGTTAACACCTACTCAGAAAAACGTCCACTCTAAGGTACACAATGGGATTGAAATTAAATACTGCGTCAGGTTCGATCACAATAACCGCTGAAGACGGATCAGGTAATGCTGATGTAACTTTACCAAGGGGCGGTATTGGTACTGTATCTAGCCTATCAGATTTAAGTATTACAGCTACATCGACTGAGTTGAACTACGTTACTAATGTAACAAGCCCAATTCAAACTCAGTTGGATACAAAGGCATCCACAGGTAAATCAATAGCTATGTCCATAGTATTTGGATAGCAGGTAAATAAATGGTAGGCTTCTCCCCATTAGCCTCTAGTCCTTTAGGCGATGATGGGGGCATAGTCAACATAGAGCTAACGGCAAGTAACATTGCTGCTCAAGCTCCCTCAGTAGCTAACGCTTCACTTACCCAAGTCCACGACTTAACACCGTCAGATATTCTTACAGGTAATTCTGTTGTATCTGACTTGGCAATGTCAGAAGCAGAAACCTTCTCGACTACCGCCCTAGAAACAGATCCCCCCTCAGTTCCTAGTGTCACACTAGTACAAGATCACGATCTAGGAACAGTCAGCTTTGAATCTGGCAATCCTGTTTTAGCTACTTTAGCTATTACCCAAATCCATAGCCTGACACCCGATGGATTTACTGCAGGAACATCTCTAGTAGCTAATACTACACTTACTGAGATTACTCCGTTAACTGCAGATAATTTACTAAGTGGCACTCCAAGCTTAGATAACACAAGCTTAACACAAGTCCACGACTTAACACCAAATTCCATTGTCACTCTAACGCCTGACATAGATGCCGCTTCTGACCCAGATGCAATCCTCGCCCAAGAAACACAGGAAATACAACAAATGATTGGTGGTTGGACACGCAGAGCTTATGAAGTTCCTGACGGAAGGCTTGTCCAAGGTGAGCGTGAAATACAACAGACTTATGGGGACAAAGTCTCTATTGACCGTAAGGCAAAGTCTCTTGTTAAGTTTGGTCGTTCAGCACAGTTAGGCACAGGTAGTTTAGAAACGGTTTGGAGTGTTGGTGGAAATGAGACTTACCTTTCTACAAACTCTATTTCCCACGTATCCTCCTCCTCTGCATCTGACACCCAAGAGGTTACGATTGAAGGTCACACACTAAGTAACAGTGAGTTTACTTTCGTTAGTCAGACTGCGACACTAAATGGTCAGAACACGGTTGCTCTCAATACAGACCTAGCTCGTGTATCTCGTATCTACAACAGCGATAGCACAGAACTCGTTGGCCGTGTTGTAGCATACGAAAATACTGCCTTATCAGGTGGGGTTCCTACAGACGCAACCAAGATACACATTGATATTCCGCAAGGATTTCAACAGTCCTTCAAAGCTGCAACTACCTTCAGTAAAAATGATTACTTTATTATGACAAGTTTCTATGGGGCGGTTAGCGCAAAACAATCAGGTTCTGTAGACTTTTATCCTGAGATTAAACAGGTAGGTAAAGTATTTAGACAAGTAGGTTGCTTTACAGCATCTACAAATGGAGGAGCAACAGAAATACCTCTAGATCCACCTATGATTGTACCCAAAAATTCTGATATCCGTATTCGATGTGAGACAGAAACTAATAACCTAGTCGTATTCGGTATTTTTAAAGGTTATATAGCCAAGGTTTTATAATGCCATATTCTAGTAACGCAGAGCTTCCTAAAGCAGTAAGACAAACTGTACCAGAAGACAAGCATACACAATTTAGAAGAGTGTTTAATTCAGTGTTAGAAGATAGTAAAAACGAACAGAGAGCCTTTCAGTCAGCTTGGGCTGCAGTGAAGAAACGTCAAATGGATGACGATATTTTCACTAGCCCCTCAGAAGCTCGTAGCAGATCTTTTATGTTAGGTTTTGATGGTGAAATCCATACTCATGAAGTTGGTGCTAATATCTATTACATGCCATCAAGAACGCATGAAGAATACCTCAACTACCACAAAGAGCTTGCAGGTATTAAACACATGCCACAGGAGCAAGAAGAGAGTGAAGATGATCTCTTGGCTCGTATCTTATCTGTAGTTATTCAAGAAGTAACTAAAGTAGAAACTAGTACTCTTGCATCTAAAGTAAAAGAGCACAATGAAAAAAATGGTGGCAAAGGTAAGGTAACTACCTCTATGCTGCGTCAGGTTTATAATAGAGGTGTAGGTGCATATAAGACAAACCCATCATCGGTTCGTCCTAACGTCTCATCTCCCGAACAATGGGCTATGGCTCGTGTCAACAATTTCTTACGCACCATTCGTACAGGTCGCTTCCGTAGTGGTAAGCATGATACTGATCTCCTACCTTCTAAACATCCTCTTAGTACAAGGAAGTCACAAGTATGGGATGGAGGCGATTTACCAACGCAGGAGCAAGTTGATAAGGCAGATAAGCCACTAAACAAGCCCTTCAGACTCCCTAAAGGCTCAAGTAAGAAGTTTGGAGTTTATGTAAAGGACGGAGACAAAACCAAGAAAGTTACTTTTGGTGATCCTAATATGGAAATACGTAGAGATGACCCCAAGGCTAGATCTAACTTCCGTAGCAGACATTCTTGCGATACCGCATCAGATAAGACTTCTGCTCGTTATTGGTCTTGCCGTATGTGGGAGAAGGGTAGATCAGTGACTGATTTAACAAAAGATATCGAAGGCCAGATCCTAAAGACTGACGATGAACAGCGTATAGTCTACGGATGGGCCTCAGTCATTACTGAGAAAGGTGAACGAGTAGTTGACCGTCAGGGTGACATAATCGAGCCAGACACGTTGGTTAAAGCCGTGAATGATTTCATGGAGAATGTACGTGTCGGTAAAACAATGCACAAAGGCGAACAAACAGGGATGGTTATTCATTCCTTACCAATTACCAAAGAGATTGGTGATAGCCTTGGCATACAGAGTGATCGTGAAGGGTGGATTGTAGCTTATAAAGTCTACGATGATAAAGTCTGGAACATGGTCAAATCTGGTGAACTTGCGGCCTTCAGCATTGGCGGTCGAGCAATTAAGGAGAGATTAGATGAACCTTCTTAAACAACTAGAGCTTGATGAGTTATCTCTGGTGGATCGCCCTGCTAATGCGTCTGCCAAGGTTGCTTTATTTAAGCGAGACACAGAGGAATCTGATATGACTAATGAAGTCGAAAAAATGTCCGATGACATGAAGGCAAAACTAAAGCCCTACATGGACAAAGGAATGAATGAAGAAGAGGCTATGAAAGCCTATAATATGGACATGAAAAAGTCCGATGAAGAAGTTGATCTGAGCCTAGAGGTTGAAGTTGAGGCACTAAAAGCTGATAATCAAAATCTCCGTAAAGCTCTTATTGAGAATGGCTTTGTAATCAAAGCTGACGAAATCACAAAGAAAGAAGAAGTAGAAACAATTGAAGTAAGTGGTGAGATGGTTGTTAAATCAGATATCCCTGCTCCTGTTTTGAAAGCTCTTGAAGAAGCAGAAGTACAAAAGCATCAAGCTGAGTTACGAAAGTCTGCTGAAGCTGAATTACCGCACTTTAATGTTGAGGTTGCTATGCAACTCCTTGATGTTATCAAAGGTGATGAAAAAGTCTTAGAAGCACTTAAAGGAGCAGACGCTGCTTTTTCCGCTGCTATGGATGAAACTGGGGAAAAGGTTGTCGATGGTGACATGCATGACCCACAAACTAAATTAGATAAGATGGTAGAGGCACATGCTAAAGAGCATAGTGTCAACAAATACGCTGCTTTTGATGCCATCAGTAAAACAGCAGAGGGTAAATCCCTTATTGCTAAAACTTATGAAAAGGATGAGTAATCATGGCTGTACAAGAATCTCGTGAGACACGTACATTCATTGCAGGAGAGGATCTATCTTCTTCTCAATTTAAATTTGTAACCCTTGAAGCTGACGGTCAAATAGATCTAGCTGATGGTGACGCAGAGCGTTGCATTGGTGTTCTTTCTAATGACCCTGCTTCAGGCTCAGAAGCAACTGTTGTTATTTCTGGCAAAACGATGGTTACTGCAGGTGGCACTGTTACCGCAGGAGATGAAGTTTGCACAGATGCATCCGGTGATGCAATAGAGCTTTCTACATCATCATCAGCATCAGCAATCACAATGGGTTATGCACTAGAAGACGCTGCAAATGGTCAAGTATTCGGTATCGAATTGATCCAAGGCGGCAACTCTTCTGATCAATCATAATCCATAGATAAGAAGGAACATATATAATGCCTATGCTAACCGCATCACAGGTACATATAGATCAGCCATTAACAAATCTGACTATTGCGTACCTACAAGACCAGAATAACTTTATCGCTGATAAGGTTTTCCCAAATGTAGCTGTTGATAAGAAGACCAACAAGTTCTACGAATATAATCGTGCAGACTTCTTCCGCAACGATGTAAAAGCTCGTGCTCCACGCACACGCTCACAACGTGTCGGTATGTCACTCTCAACACAGACATACACTGCAGAAGTCCGTTCATTGTCAACAGACTTTGACTTCGAAACACTAGCTAACGCTGACACAGCTTTGGACATCCGAAGAGGTGCATCAGAAATGCTAACACACAATCTATTGATTGACCGTGAAAGCCGTTGGATGTCAACATTCTTTGCCACAAACCTCTGGACAACAGAGTATGATGGTGTTGCTAATGCTGACAATAACCTTGCTACAGAGGTTACACAGTGGGATGACTACACAAACTCAACTCCAATCGTTGACGTAACTGCTGCTCGAAGAGCAATGCAAAAAGCATCTGGTGGTTTCAAGCCAAATAAAATGGTTGTTACTCGTGACGTTCACGATACACTAGTCAACCACCCAGACGTACTTGCACGTATCAACGGCGGCGCAACTGTAACCAACACTGCTTTGGTAACACAAGCTAAACTAGCAGAAATCTTTGAGGTTGCTGAGTACTACATTGTAGACGCAATCGAAAACTCTGCTGCAGAAGGCTTAACAGAATCATTAGACTTTGTAGCAACTAAGAAAGCTGCATTGTACTACGCTCCTGCATCTTCAGGATTGATGGTTCCATCAGCAGGTTACAACTTCACATGGAATGAACTAGATAACGCATCTGGTTATGGTATTGACATCCGTTCATATACTGGCGATTTCCTACGTGTAGAAGGTGTTGCAGAACTCCTAGAAGCAAACATGGCTTACGACCAAAAGGTTGTAGGTGCTGATCTAGGTGTATTCTTCAACACAATCTTGTCATAAGGAGTAGGTGAATGACCCGACCACCATTTCAATACGACAAGCCAATCTTCGTTAGAAATCCACAAGGATTACTTATGAATGGTAAGCGTTATGCAAAAGGTGATCTCGTTCCTTGGGTGGAGCGAGGTTTGCCTAAAGCGAACATTGAACGTATGTATAACGAGCACCACTTACATCACAATGAAGATCTGGAAATCTCAGTAAAACCTAAAGTTGGTGATGGACTAGAGGAGATGTCTGTAGAAGAACTACACATCCTAGTAGATACAATCAATGACAAGGTTAAAGAGAAGACTTTAACGAAAGAAGCATTTGATCGCAAGAAATGTAAGCGGTCAACTATTCATGCAAAACAATGTGGGCTTATCCGTTCTTGGAGAGCCAACTACGGTGAGATAGAGGCTGACTAATGGCTTGGACATATGACGAAAGCGTTCTTACAACTACTACGGCTGCAGGTCGGTTAAATGTTGTAAGACTTCTGATAGGAGATACTGATACAAACGATCAGTTAATCAAGAATGAAGAAATAACTTTCGCATTGTCAGAAGCTAATGATAACGTCTATTTCTCTGCAGCTTGGTCAGCAGGAACAATTGCTGCACAATTTGCTCGTAAAGTTACTACCTCATTAGATGGGGCCTTATCAGCTAACTATAGCGATTTAGCTAAACAGTATAAGGCCCTTTCTGCAGACCTTAGAGAACAAGGTCAAAAATACTCTATGACATCTGCTAGTATTCGTGCAGGTGGCATTTCTAATGCTGCAATCAAAGCCAACAGACAACTTACAGACCGTCCTGATCCTGCTTTTCATAAAGGTCAGTTTGACAACCCACCCTCAGATGAGCAATACATTTCGGATTTTGACTAATGGCCTTCAGAGCTTACGATGTCCTTAAACTTGTAGAGGAACATGGAGAAGATCTTACGCTCCGTAAAATTACATACGGAAGCTATAATCCTCAGACCAGTTCATCATCTTCTAGTTCAGTAGATACACATTCCATTACAGGGTATTTCTATACATATAATCTAGGTGTTATTGACCCTGAGAACTTTGTAAGAGGCGGTCGCAAGTGTGTTATAGCAGCTTTAGGTTTAGCTGTTAGTCCAGACACTGACGATGAGATTACTGGCAACGGAAATAAAGTGAATATAACAAATGTTCTAACGCTTTATTCTGGTGGTCAGGCTCTTTGCTATATCTGTGATGTGAGTGAATAATGGCAAACAATCTAAAGAACGCAGAAGTATTTAGACAGGTTACATTCAAGATTAAAGAAGCTAAAGAAGATGCAATACGAGATAGACTAACAGATATTGCACAGTTTGTTACTTCAGTTTCCCCTGTAGATACTGGTGCGTATGTTACCTCACATAGTATGCTTGCTAACAACTCAAACTCTCGTGCTAGGGGTAAAACCTCCAAAGGAAAACCTCGCAAACAAAACAGAGAAGCTCTGCAACAAAGTGGTTTCTCTAATCTATTATCAGATATAAACGCTATTGATATGGATATAGTAACAAGAATTACCTTGAGAAACGACAGTCCTCACGCAAGATTTGTAGAAGATGGTAACGGAAGTTCTCGTGGGTATCTTGTGTATACGAAAACTAGAAGGCAATTTGGATGAGCAGCATATACAAGGATATTAGGAGGGGATTAGAATACAAGCTCTCTCAGGTATCAGGTATCCCAGATATTGCCTATGAGAATATAAATTACGATCCGACAACAGGAACCTCTTGGGTTAGGCCAACCTTTACGCCAACATCACGCAGACCTGCAGTAAGAGGTAGTAATCCACAACAACTCTATCTAGGTTTATTCAGAGTTGATTGTTTCGTTGCAGAGGGCAATGGCCCTTTGTATGGTGACAACTTAGCCAACAGCATAATAGAAGACTTTGAGGCCACAACGGATATTACATTCAATGGTAAAACAGTTTCTATAGACTATGCTGAGAGGGGGGAAGGAAGAATAGACTCCCCTTGGTATTTCATTCCAATCAACATTGGTTGGTATATTTATGATTAGGAGAAAATAAATGGCCTTCGCACAGGGTTCACGTTCCACACTATCTTTCTTAGCAGAGAGTACTTTCGGTACAACACCTGCAGGAAACTTTCAAAACTTACCTTTCACCACTCACTCTTTGAACTTATCGAAGGATCGTGTTGCAGGTACAGACATTCAATCAGACCGTCAGCCAAGAGTTGACCGTCACGGTAACAGAGTTGTAGGTGGAGACATCGTAGCTGACCTTCGCCACGCTGAGTTCGACTTACTTACACAAGCTGCACTAATGTCAGACAATGATTTCGCTACAGGCTTTACAGCAGGTGACGGTTCTACAACAGTTACTCACGCAGCTATCGCAGGTACAACACCACAGTTCTTCTCACTAGAAGATTATGCTGCAGACATCGACCAAGCTCGTTTGTTCAGTGGTTGTACTGTTAACACAATGTCAGTCTCTATGGCTCCAAACCAAATGGTTTCAACAACCTTCGGTATTGTGGGTAAGGACATGTCAGTATCTGCTACACAGAAGACACAAGATGCCTCTGCAGGAGAATCCCCTTTTGATGCTTACTCAGGTGACATCAAGTTAGGTAACGTAGGTTCTCTAGGTTCAGCTTTGACATTGATCACTGCTGTTGACTTTACTATCACTAACAACTTTGCTCCAACATTGGTTATCGGTGAAAGTACAGCGTCAGCACTAGAGTTTGGTATGATCAACGTAGAAGGGACAGTATCTGCGTACTTCGAAGATGATACACTGCTTAACCG